TACGAATGTGCTCCAGTTGACTATGTTTACTGGCGTGACTTTGGTTTAACCGTTGCCCGTACATGGGAAGAAGTAACTGCGGTATGGCGTAAGGTTTACATGGAACGCCCTGCCTTGGTTGAACGCTTTGGTGAAGAACTAGGCGGTAAGATTCCCCTTGATACAAAGCCTGAAACATCTAAATCATTTAATGAGAAGATGGGCGAAGGTTCAAGAGAAGCCTTAATTTATGAGATTTGGGATAAGACTTCAGGTCAAGTGATTTGGTTATCTAAGTCTATGGGGCAGATTCTTGACACCCGTGATGATCCGCTACAGTTAGAAAACTTTTGGCCATGTCCAAAGCCAATGTTCTCAACATTAACGACAGACAGCCTAATCCCTGTACCTGATTTTGTTCTATACCAAGACCAAGCTAGACAGCTAGACACGCTTGCTGACCGTATTGATGGATTCATTCAAGCCCTTAAAGTACGGGGTGTTTACGATGCAGCAGAGCCATCACTAGCCCGTTTATTCTCTGAAGGTGAGAACAACACACTCATTCCAGTTAAAAATTGGCAAGCTTTTGCTGAAAAACAAGGCATGGCAGGGGCTATTAACCTTGTAGATATTGCCCCAATCGCTCAAGCATTGAATATGTCTTATCAGGCAATGGAGCAAGTTAAGGGCCAAATCTACGAAATTATGGGTATTGCTGATATTCAGCGTGGACAAACCGACCCTAATGAAACGCTTGGTGCTCAGATTATCAAGTCAAACAACGCTTCAGGGCGTTTAAAGACAATGCAACATGATGTAGTAAATTTTGCTACAGCCTTGCTACAAATCAAAGCACAAATTATTTGCCAGCACTTTACCGATGACACCATCGTTAAGATTTCAGGTGCAATGCAGTTAAGTCCGCAAGATCAACAGCTTATCCCTCAAGCTTTACAGCTATTAAAGGATGAGCCAGCAAAGAACTTCCGTATAGAAGTAACTACGGATTCAATGATTTATCAGGATGAGCAACAGGAAAAGCAAGACCGTGTTGAGTTTTTAACAGCAGTAAGCCAGTTCATTCAAACCGCATTGCCAGTAGCTCAAGGCGTACCTGAATTAACACCATTACTCATGGAGATGTTGAAGTTTGGTGTAACAGCATTTAAAGCTGGTAAAGGTCTTGAAGGTCTTATTGATGAAACTGCTGACCAGTTCCGTCAACAAGCCGAGCAAGCTAAAGGCCAACCCAAACCACCTACTCCTGAACAGATTAAGCAACAAGGTGAGATGCAGAAGCTTGAGATGCAATCTCAGTTGAAACAACAGGAAATGCAAGCTCAGATGCAACTTGAACAGCAGAAGATGCAGATGCAAGTTGAGATGGAGCGAGCCAAGCAAGAGTATCAATCTCAAGAAACTCAAGTCCGTATGCAGTTAGAAGAACAGCGTAACGACAAAGAGCGTGAGATGGAGATGAGAATCGCTCAAATGAAGATGAACACAGAGCGTAACACTCAGCTATTGCTTGCTTATGTTAACAACGGTGCAAAGGTTGAAGTAGCTCAAATCTCCGCTGGCATCAATGGCGGTGAAGGATTACCACAAGCCTATGATTTAGATGAAGATATGGCTAAAGCTATGGAGCACCCATTACAACCCATTGCTAGTGCTATTGAGCAAGGTAATCAACAAATGACTTTGGCTTTATCTGATCTTATCAATACAATGAATGAAAACCAAAACAGGCCAAAGCAAGTAATTAGAGGTCAAGACGGCAAGATAATTGGGGTACAATAATGGCCATAACAGTCAAGCACACCAAGGTTTCAACGATACCTGATGGCGATGATTCGTCTTTAATTCGCCCTAGTGATTGGAACGCTGACCATCAGTTAGTAGGCACTATCCCTGTAGCTAATGGCGGTACGGGTGCTTCTACTTTGACAGGATATGTTAAGGGTAACGGCACGGCAGCTATGACAGCTAGTGCAACTGTACCTAGTACGGATGTAACTGGTCTTGGCACAATGTCTACCCAAAACGCCAATGCTGTAGCGATTACTGGTGGAACAATGTCAGGCGTTACGGTTACAGGCTACATTCCTACAAGTGAAAAAGCCCAACCCTTAGGTGTTGCAACCCTTGATGCTGGCGGTAAAGTGCCAACAAGTCAGATTCCGATGCAAGGTGATCTTAATTACCAAGGCACATGGAACGCATCAACAAACACCCCAACGCTAGTTAGCTCTACAGGTACTAAGGGTTATTACTATGTCGTTGATGTAGCTGGCACAACAAACCTAGATGGCATTACTGATTGGCAAGTAGGTGATTGGGCTATTTTTAACGGTTCAGTATGGCAAAAGGTAGACAATACCGATGCCGTAAGTAGTGTAAACGGTCAAACAGGCACGGTAGTTCTTACAACTACAAACATCGCTGAAGGCACAAACGAATACTTTACAACTGCTAGAGCAAGAGCTTCTGTTAGTGCAGGAACAGGCATTAGTTACGATAGTGGCACAGGAGTAATCACTAACTCTGCACCTGATCAAACTGTTAGCTTAACTGGTGCTGGCACAACAACTGTAACTGGCACATACCCTAATTTCACCATCACTTCTAACGATGAGTTTGATGGAGATGTGGTTGGCCCAGCTTCAGCAACAGATAACGCAATTGCTCGTTTTGATAGCACAACAGGCAAACTAATACAGAACTCAGTAGTAACGGTAAGCGATACAGGTGCTATTGCTGGTGCAACAATCATTACAAACCTAGATTATTTAGACTTTGATACCACTTATAGTGCAGCACTTCAAGCTGGCCAACTAGGTTGGAACGGTAACGACACCCTTGGTTTAGGCATGATTGGCGGTAATGTCGTTCAGCATATTGGCGAGGATCAGTTTTTCTATGCCAAAGCTACGGCAACTATCACCAAAGGCCAAGTTGTTATGTTTACTGGCGCAGTCGGGGCTAGTGGCGTACCTACTGGCGCACCTGCTACAGGGATTACCGATGGCACATACATTATGGGTATTGCTGCCGAAAACATAGCAAACAACGGTTTTGGCTTAGTTCAATCGTTTGGAACACTACGCAATGTCAATACAAGCGGTTATGCAGACGGGGATATTCTTTGGTACAACCCTGCCGTAGCAGGTGGCTTGACTAAAACTAAACCAGTAGCCCCTAATGTCAAAGCACAAATGGCAGCCGTTATTAATGGCGGTTCAGCAGGTGGCGGCACGATTCTTATTCGTATTAGCGCAGGTTCAACCCTTGGCGGCACAGATTCAAACGCTGAAATCGTAACGCCTAGCAACGGTCAAATAATTACTTATGACGGTTTAGACGGGTATTGGAAAAACACCGATTTAACGGCTGGTACTGCAATATCGGTAGCTGAATCTTCTACTGGCGTATTGACCATTAACAATACAGGCGTTACTTCTGCGGTAGCTGGAACAGGAATCTCAGTATCAAGCGGAACTGGTGCGGTAACCATTACAAATACAGCACCTGATCAAACAGTCGCTATTTCTAGCGGTACAGGCATTAGCGTATCAGGCACTTATCCTAACTTTACTGTAACCAATACAAGTCCAAGTTCAGGTGGCACGGTTACATCAATTACAGCAGGAACAGGTTTAACAGGCGGCACAATCACGACTTCAGGAACTATCGCCATTGATTCTACAGTCGTAGTAACAAGTGGCAGTTATTCAAATCCATCTTGGATAACTAGCTTAGATGGTAGTAAAATCACAGGAACATTAGATGGCGGTTCATTTTAAGGATTAATCATGGCAACGACAATTAAGTTAAAAAACAGCGTAACGACAACCAATGCCCCTAGTTCTTTGGTGCAAGGTGAAGTCGCTATCAATGTGACCGATAAAAAGGTATGGGTAGGTAATGCTGCCACAACTCCTGTTCAGTTATTAGGTACGGGATCAGATGGTAGTTTTACTAATATATCTGTTTCAAGTGTAGCTACTTTTGGTGCTGGCTCAGTATCCGCACCAGCTATTACTACTACTGGCGATACTAATACAGGTATATTCTTTCCAGCAGCCGATACTATTGCCTTTACAGAAGGCGGTGTTGAGTCAATGAGAATTAATAGCTCAGGTAATGTAGGCATTGGTACTAGTAGTCCTGTTGAAAAATTAAGAGTTTTAGGAACTAATGCTGCGTTACTCAGTAATCAAACAAGTTCGTATGCTCCTTCTGTAAATGCAAGTTCAAACAGTCTAGTTTTGGTTAATGAAAGTCCAACAACTGGAAGTTATAATAGTTTAGAATTTTGGTCACGCAACGATTCAAATAATATTAATATTGCTTACATTGCATCACCTTCAACTAGCACAAACAATTCAGGAACTTTAGCATTTGGTAGAAGAACTGCAAGTGGAACATCAGCAGAGTCTATGCGTATTGAT